ACTATACAACATAATATTAAATATTATGACTATACCAAAAAACCATTAAGAAATACCAAAGGTTTTATTGACTTAACATTTTCCTATAGCAATGAAAGTAAATATAAAAAATATGTTGATATAGCATTAAGTAAAAAAATGAGAATAGCTATTGTAATACATGAAAAAGTTATAGATAAATATGTAAAGCAAGGTTTTTTATATAGTAATATGATTTCAGGTGATAGTAACGACTTAACATTTTTAAAACCTGAGAATAGTACATTATATTTAAAAGCAAAAGGTTTTTTACCTAGCTTTAAAGATAATAATTTTATGTTAGTTGAATAAATAACTTGCATTAATATTTTTTTATCTATATATAGATTATTAATATTAATTAAAGAAGGAAAAATAACAATGAATAATGAAATAACAAATTATATAGATAATTATAAAAATAAAGCTTTTAAAACTGGCTCTTACTTTCCAGACAATAAAAGATATATAAGCAATGGCTTTCATTCTGAGACTATTATAAATGAAATAGTTGAAAAGTTTGGTTTGTCATATGAATTTACAAAGGAATTAGTACATGAATATTTATTAAAAAAATAAACTTTTAAACCTTACAAATAAAAAGAGTTATTGATTGATTTTAATAACTCTTTTTTTATATATAATATAGTGTTTAATGGTTCATAAATAGCCATGCACTAGCCATAAATACATTTAATATACTAACATACTACAAACTAAAGAAAGCTTTGTATAAGCTTATTTAATGCTTTTAAATAGATTTTAATAATCAATATAATAATCAATAGAATAAATAATAATAATGACTGGTTATTATTAGATTGTAGTCACTACCTTGCTTTATATAGGTTTATAGATTGATTTAATACATAATACACTTCTTCTTGATGATAATTTATGAAGTAATAACCAATATAAAAAGAATTACATAGATTATATTAAATTTTAAAAGATTCTTTTTAATAAGGTATTGATTGAGAATGATTTGCATTATTATAAAAGGAATTGCACCACCCCACCCCAAAAAACGCATGCGTGTATTATATATATATATGATACCCCCATATATTTACCTAAAAACTAGGGTCTATAACTAAAAATAAAAAAAAGACTTGACATTAAGTGGGGAGTAGTGTATAATTATATATAATATATAAAGATTTAAAAACCACAAGTACATTATACTTTGTTTTTCATTTTTGTTTTTTGTTTTTCCTTATAAAAAATATAATAACATACAACAAGGATTATAACATTGGAAACTATAGAGAACTCTATAGACATATCACCTCTTTTAACTCTTAATAATCTCTTAAATATTAAGGTTAAACAGGAATCTAAAGCAGATTTCCTAACATTTGTTCGCCAAATGGCTCCAAAGCTTGTTTCTGATTGGAAGATGGGTAGACATATAGAGGTTATTAGTGAAAAATTACGACAATTAGAAGCTGGAGAGATAAAAAGACTCATGGTTTTTCTACCACCCAGGTCTTCTAAGTCTGTAATCTGTTCTAAATTGTTTCCTGCATGGTATATTGGAAGGAATCCAGAACATGAGATACTTACTGTTTCCCATAGTGACCAGCTTTCAAGTGATTTTGGTCGTTCTGTCAGAGATTTGGTCAATGAAGAAGATTTTCAGAATGTTTTCAAAGGAGTGTCCTTACGTACAGATGTACGAGCAGCAGGTAAATGGAAGACAAATGTGGGAGGAACCTACTATGCTGCTGGAGTACGATCCCAGATTGCAGGAAGAGGTGCACACATTGCGATCCTTGATGATGTCATGTCAGAAGAGGATTCATACTCTGAAGCAGGCAGAAGATACGTTAAGGAATGGTATCCAGCAGGACTAAGAACACGTATTATGCCCAATGGTTCCATATTAATAATAAATACAAGGTATCATTATGATGATCTTTGTGGATGGTTACTAAAACAACAAGAAAATGTAGGAGATTATGCTGTAACTCCTTGGGATGTAGTAAGAATACCAGCATGGCTTGACGAAAATGCAGCAGAATTACTTAATTTACCTATAGGATCTAGTTATTTTCCAGAATGGAAGCCAGAAGAAGTATTAAAAGTATATGAATCAGAAATAAAAGCATCAAATGGTGCACGATATTGGAATGCATTGTATATGCAGGACCCAACTCCTGATGAAGGTGGTTTAATTAAAAAGAAATGGATACGTTGGTGGGAATATGATGAACCACCTCCATGTGATTTTATAATACAAACATATGATACAGCATTTTCTACTAAGACAACAGCAGATTATAGTGTCATACAAACATGGGGTATATTCTCCATGTATGATCAGGATGAAGATGGGTATGAAAATTATCAATCCAATTTACTTTTATTAGGAAATATAAAAGGTAGATTTGAATATCCAGAATTAAGACGTATGGCTCAATTATTGTACCATGAACATAAACCTGATGTTTGTATGATAGAAAAGAAAGCATCAGGACAATCATTAATACAAGATATGCGTAGATCTGGTGTACCTGTATTAGAATATTTACCTGATAAAGATAAAGTATCCAGAGTTTATGCAGCATCTCCTATGATGGAATCAGGTCGTGTATGGATACCAAAAAATAAGAAGTGGTCAGAAGATTTACTGGAAGAAATGTTAAGGTTTCCCAATGCTGCACATGATGATCAGGTAGATGCTATGACCATGGCAATACATTATATGAAAGAGTCTTGGCACCTATCACATCCAGAAGATCCTGATTGGGAAGATGAACCTAGAAAGAAAAAGGTTGCATACTGGCGAACTTAGTGGTATAATAGATAGTATATAGGGGAAATTCAATATAATGGCTGATGGTTTACGTTCACTTAAATATGGTATTGGTGATCAAACAACTTCAAATCTTACAAAACAGGATTTGAAGAACATGGGATTACTTTCAGCACAAATGCTTCCTATGTCTGATATAGCAAGAGAAACTGGACTATCAAGTATAGAACCTACTATCTATCAGGATCTAAAAAATAAAAGATACATGGATGCATTATTAAAAGGTATTAGTACTGCAGGAGATGTTGGTACAGGTACAGGAGCTGTAATGATGGCTACAGGAGCTGGTGCACCCATAGGAGCAGCAGTAATAGGTGCAAGTCAATTAGCTAAGTTAGCTGCTAAAATGGCTAGTAAAACTAAAGTACCAGAAATAGCAAAAGATTTAAATACTACAGAAGCAATAACTGGATATATTATTGATCCTGCTAAACTTTCTCGAAATCAATTAATAGCTAAAATAGAAAATAATAAAGAAATAAAAACTAAAACAACTAACTATTTAGATGAACAAGGATATGGTGATACTATTCCAGTTTATAGAATTATTTCTGTACAAGATAAAACAGCAGGACTTCCAGGAAGACAAAAAGTAATAGAAAAAGCAGAAATAGGAAAAGAAAGTTTAATATCAGGATCACTTACTCCAGAAGCTAATTTAAAAACTATAAAATTTTTTCAAGATAAAGGAGCTACGCAACAACAAATAGTTCGTTATGATGTTCCTAGAAATAAGATTAAACTAACTATGGGTAGTATTAAAGATGATATTAAACAAAATGTTAATAAAAAATTAAAACAAAAAGGTTTTGGTCAAGAAAAAATATCTGGTGTTGAAACTATAACTAATCCAAGTAAATCAGCAAAAAATCTTATTGATATGCAAGAAGAAATTATTGCTGATGTTTCTGGATTAAAACAAACTGTTTTAGGAAGTCCACAAGATTTAGTACCTATTGATGTTAATAGAATATTAAGTGGTGAAATAAAAACTTTTAAAGATTTTAAAAAGAATCTTCCTTCCAGTTTTAGTTATGCATCACTAGAAGATTTGGACAAATTATTTAATAAAAAAATATCTTTAGATGAATTTCGTAAAATTGAAAATGCTAAAACAAAAGAAGCTTTTGATAAAATTGTAGATTTTTATGGTATTAAAATAAAGAAAAACCAAGGGGGTATGATCATGCGTGATCCATATAAGAGAGAAGCGAGGTTTATATAATGGCAACAGAACGTAATCCATTTGAACAGATACCAGAAGAAGTATCAAACGTAGTTAATATACCAAAACCTGAAGAAGCTACAATGGCACAACCAACATTTGAAATGGATACAGATGGTGGTGTTATTGTTGATCTTGAAGGTACATCACCAGAAATGGGAGCTGAAGAATCTGTACAAGAATGGTATGGTAATTTAGTTGATACATTAGATGAAGAACAAATAACAACTATAGCAACTGAAGTTATTGATTGTTTTACATCAGATAGAGATTCTCGACAAGAATGGGAGTCTATGTTTGAAAGAGGATTTGATTTATTAGGATTAAAAATACAAGATTCATCAGAACCATTTGAAGGTGCATGTACAGCAGTACATCCTATGTTAATTGAATCTGCTGTTAAATTTCAATCAAAAGCTATACAAGAATTATTTCCACCTTCAGGTCCAGTTAAAGCACATATACTAGGTAAGACTACTCCTGAAAGAGAAGATCAAGCTAATCGTGTACAAGAATTTATGAACTATCAAACAACAGAGCAGATGCCTGAATACTTTGATGAGTTTGAAAGAATGCTGTTCCACCTCCCTTTAATAGGATCAGCATTTAAAAAAGTTTATTATGATGCAACATTAAAAAGACCAGTATCTGAATTTGTTCCTATTGATCAATTCTATGTATCTTATTATGCATCTAATCTAAAAAAAGCAGATAGATATACACATGTAATATATAGAAGTCCTGTTGATCTTGCAAAAGATATACGATCAGGAATATATAGTGATATAGAATTACCAGATGCAACAAATCCACAACCTACATCATTTTCTTCTAAAATGGATACTATATTAGGATTATCACCTACAGAAAATAATGATCCTCAATATACATTACTAGAACAACATTGTTATCTAGAAATAGAAGAAGACTATGCTCTTCCTTATATTGTTACAGTTGAAGAGCAATCAAAACAAATTTTAAGTATTCGTAGAAACTATAAGAAGGATGATAAGAATCAAGAAAAAGTCTCGCACTTTGTACATTATAGATTCGTTCCAGGATTTGGTTTCTATGGATTTGGTCTCATGCACTTCTTAGGAAATCTTACTATGACTGCTACAGCAGCTATGAGAAGTCTAGTGGATGCAGGTCAATTCGCAAACTTGCCAGGAGGATTTAAAGCAAAAGGTGTAAGGATTGTTGGTGATAATGAACCAATAAGTCCAGGTGAGTTCAAAGAAGTAGAAGCAACAGGACAAGATTTGAATAAGGCAATTATCTCTCTCCCTTATAAAGAACCTTCCTCAACTCTTTTCCAAATGTTGGGCTTTGTAACTGCAGCAGGACAGAAGTTTGCAGACAGTACAGAACAAATAGTTTCTGATGCTGCATCTTATGGACCTGTTGGAACGACTATGGCATTACTTGAAGCATCAAGTAAGTTCTTCTCTGCTATACATAAGAGATTACATAAATCTCAAAGAGATGAATTTAAAATACTTGCAAGAATCAATTATGATTACTTACCTTCAGAGTATCCATATGAAGTTCCTTTTGCTGAAAAAAGTGTAATGAAACAAGACTTTGATGGAAGAGTGGATGTTATCCCTGTCTCAGATCCTAATATTCCATCAAATGCACATAGAATGATGATTGCACAAATGGCTTTACAAATGGCACAGCAATCACCTCCTGGTATGTTTAATCTAGAAGCATTAAATAGAACTATTTTAAATTCTGCTAATATGCCTAATCTAGAAGAAGTATTACCACCAAAACAAGAACCACAAGAGATGGACCCAGTATCTGATATTATGGCTGCTACTAAAGGTATACCTATTGCAGCATTTGCTGGACAAAACCATGATGCACATATACAAACAAAGATGGCATACTTACAAGACCCACAGAATGGTGCTAATCCTATAATGGCTAGATTAAAACCAATATTAGAAGCAAATATACAAGAACATTCTGTTATGAAATATCAAGAACAAATGAATGGAATGGCAAGAATAGCAATGGAACAAATGCCACCTGAACAACAAAAAGATCCTAAAGTTGCAGAAGCAGCTATGGCTACTGCAGCACAACAAGTATTAAATGCAAATCAAGCTATGGGTCAAGCACAATCACCTGAACAACAAATGGTAGCTTTAGAACAAGCTAAAGTAGAATTAGAGAAACAGAAGCTACAAGCAACATCTGCTAAGTATTCTGCAGATTCTGCATTAGATGCACAGAAATTGGAATTAGAGGAAGCTAAATTATTAGTGGAATCTGGTAAAGCTGGTCAAGATGCAATATTGAAAAAAGAAAAGTCTGATCTTGATAGAGAAAGTAAAGAAACTATGAAAGCTCTTGATAATCTAACTAAAACAATTATTGCAGATCAGAAAGCTGAAATTGATCTAGAGAAAATTCGTATGACTGCTCTAGAGAAAATTTCACAAATGGAAGATCTAGATAGTAGACAACGAAGTTTAAAACTTATAGATATTATGATGGATCTATTAAAAGAAGAAATGAAAGGAGAAAATAATGCCAATAGGGAATAAAGCATATCCTGTTGATAAAGGTATTACTAATGGTAAACCTATGCATGTACCTAATAAAGATGGTGGTTTGTATGGAGATTATACTAAGATGTCACAAAGTGACTATGGTAGTAGACCTAAAAAAGGTGTAACTTTAAAATGGGAAGATAAAGCTTGGAAATATCCAAGTCCTACGAAAGGAAAAAGATAATGTGGACTAAACCTAATATTAAAGAAATATCTGTTGGATTAGAAATTAACTGCTATATGTGTGCAGAAATCTAATTAAATGGAAATATGGGATGAGGTTGTTAAAGAATTTAATGACGAACTCAATAAATTAAGAACTGGTGTTTGTGAAGGGCAATCAGATAATTTTGCTCATTACAGACAAATGGTTGGGCACATTTATGGAATTGAATGGTCCAGAAATAAACTAACAGATATTGTTAAAAAACGTATCTATTCAGATGAAGAGGAAGACTAATGCAACAGGTATCATTAGCTAAGACTATTAAGAATGATATGTGGATTACAGAAGAAGATCAAAGTGATCCAAATATTCTACCTGAACTTCCAGGTTTTCATGTACTCGTAAGACCTGTCTCAATTAAAGAAAAGACAAAAGGTGGTATACTATTACCTGATTCAACAAAGGAAGACATGTCCTATCTTACTACAGTAGGTCGTGTGGTAGCTCTAGGAGATTTAGCTTATCAAGATAAAGATAAATTTCCTAAAGGTGAATGGTGTAAAAAAGGTGATTATGTTTGTTATGGAAAACATTCAGGTCAAAAGATAAAATATAAGGGTATTCGTCTTATATTATTATTTGATGATCAAATTATTATGCGTGTGGAACATCCAAAAGATCTAGATCCAACCTTTAATTTACATGCAGGTAGTGCATAAAACTTGCACTAACTCAATTTTTGTAGTATAATATAAGGTATATACGTAAGTCGTATGTCTCGTAAACAACGAAAGGAAGAACTATGTCTGAAGAAGAAAAAAAAGAAGAATGGGATGAAGTCGTTCCAGAAAAAAAAGAAGAAAAAGAAAAAGTAGAATATGAAGTAGAAGGAGAAGAAAATGAAAAAATTAAAACTACTTCGTCTACTAAAGAAAAAG